CAAACCCGGTTCAAACCTCGAACTGGTTGATGGCTCTGATGAGCAAGGCAAATCTCCAAAGCGTAAATGGGAGAAAAAGTCTCAAGCAAATGAAGAGCAAAACGAAGTAGAAGGCTCGGTGTAATCTTTCGAAGCCGTAATTACTGGGGCCGTCGGGAAACCACGGCCCCTTTTACATAGGAGTCACACATGGCATCCGAAGTCGATATCGTAAACTTGGCGCTTTCTCATATCGGTGACCGTGCCAATGTCTCCGCAATCAACCCGCCAGAGCAGTCTATGCAGGCCGAACTGGCCGCTCGCTTTTATCCTATTGCGCGAGACACGTTGCTGGAGATGCACACATGGTCATTTTCGACCAGACGCGATTATCTAGCGCAGCTTACCAATACGTGGGACCAATGGGAGTATGCATACGCATACCCGCAAAACGTATCAAAGATCATCGCAGTTATTCCACCAGAAGCGAATGACGATTACTCAAGCAGATTTGGCCTCACTAATGTTTACGGAATTTCAGAGACTCACAGTCCAGTCGTTGCCGCTGGCCATTATGTTCCTCAGCCTTTTGCGGAGGAAACTGATTCGACTGGCGCGCGCATCATCTACACCAATCAAGAAAACGCGATCTGCCGATATACGGCAATCGTGACTGACACCACAAAGTTTTCTAGCCTGTTCACGTTGACTCTGTCGTGGCACCTTGCATCGATGTTGGCTGGCCCAATTATCAAAGGCGAAGTCGGCGCTGCTGAGTCGGGTCGTTGCACAAAAATGATGGTCGCATATTTATCGCAGGCCAAGATGTCTGACTCCGATCAACGCGAAAGCAAGCCAGAGCATATTGTTGGCTGGGTAGCCGGGAGATAATCATGGCCATTGATATGAACAAATATGCCAACGTTTTGTACGCAAATCAAAACTCATCGCCTGATCAAATGGATGACAGCATGTATCGGCCTGATGGATCAATCAAAAGCATGAAGGGTTATCTTGGCGCAATAGAGCGCCCTGATGGCACAGTGTCGACAGAAATATCCGCAGGTTTTGAAATCGATGGTAAAGAAATGGACATCCCATTGATGGTGCCGGGTCTGACTAAAGAAGAAATTAATTACCTGATTACAACCGACATTCAGGGAGAAGATTTTTTTAAGAACATGCCCAAATCAATTGTAGACAAAGCAATTGATCATGCAGAAAAACGCATTAAAGAAGGCAAGAATGTCTTTTATCAAGACGGCGAGGAGAATCAATAATGCCATCAGTCCGCACCCTTACCCGGTCATTTGCAGGCGGCGAGATGTCGCCGGAGATGTTTGGGCGAATTGACGATGTGAAATTTCAATCCGGTGCGGCAAAGATGCGTAACTTCATTGCCACGCCACAAGGACCAGCAGAGAATCGACCGGGCACAGCCTACGTGCGCGAGGTCAAGGATTCGACAAAGCGTGTTCGCCTGATCCCGTTCACGTTTTCGACCACGCAGACTATGGTAATCGAGGTCGGTGCAGGGTATTTTAGATTTCACACCAATGGCGCGACGTTGCTGGCCGGCAGTCCTGCTGCATACAATGGAGCGACTGCATACACCGTGGGCGCATTGGTAAGCTCAAGCGGCACGAATTACTATTGCATTGCCAACACTACTGGCAACGCACCGCCCAACGCGACCTACTGGTATCCACTGCCAAGCACAGCCTACGAAATTCCGAACCCGTATGCTGAAGCCGATCTGTTCGACCTGCATTACGTGCAATCGTCTGACGTTCTGACTATCGTGCATCCGGGCTACCCTCCGCGGGAGCTGCGTCGACAAGGCGCAACGCAATGGGTGCTGAGCACAATCACATTCGGCGCGACAATATCACCTCCCGGCACGGTCACCGCCACAGCCAGTGGACATACCACGGCAAAATACACGTATTCGTACCGGGTCACGGCAATCGCATCTGACGAGGTCAATGAATCTGTGGGCTCTACTACGGCCACGGCCAGCGGCAACCTGCTGGAGACTGGCGGCATTGTGACTATCTCGTGGTCATCGGTGGCTGGTGCGTCGCTGTATAACATCTACAAGCTGCAGGGTGGCATCTATGGCTACATTGGCCAGACATCTGGCACATCGATTGTGGATGACAACATCGCGCCAGACCTTGGGATCAGCCCACCAAACTACGATAATGTGTTTGCCAGCTCGAACAATTATCCGGGCGCTGTTTCTTACTTTGAGCAGCGTAGAAGCTTTGCCGGCACGATCAATGATCCGCAAAAGATGTGGATGACCAAGTCTGGCACCGAGTCAAACATGAGCTATTCGCTGCCGATTAAGGACGATGACCGCATTGCGTTCAAGGTCGCAGCCCGTGAAGCCAATACGATTCGGCACATTGTCCCGCTGTCGCAGCTGGTGCTCTTGACCAGTGCCGCGGAATGGCGAGTAACATCGATTAACTCGGATGCCATCACGCCAACCTCGATCTCGGTGCAGCCGCAATCCTACATCGGCGCATCAAACGTGCAGCCATCGATCATCAACAATGCCATGGTGTACTGCGCAGCCCGTGGTGGCCATGTGCGTGAGCTGGGCTATTCATGGCAGTCAAATGGATTTATCACCGGCGACCTGTCTTTGCGAGCAGCTCACCTGTTTGACGATTACGAAATCGTGGACATGAGCTACAGCAAAGCGCCTAAGCCGATCATCTGGTTCGTGTCGAGCTCAGGCAACTTGCTGGGTCTGACCTACGTTCCAGAGCAGCAAATCGGCGCATGGCATTGGCACGATACCGACGGCGTGTTGGAAAGCTGCACGACTGTGGCCGAAGGTGCTGAGGATGTGCTGTATGTCGTGGTTCGACGAATCATTGACGGCACAAGCAAGCGTTACATTGAGCGCATGAATACCCGCAAGTTTACCAATCAACATGATGCATTCTTTGTTGACTGCGGAGCAACATACAACGGGGCCAACACCACGGCCACGACCGTAACGGTGACCACTGGCGCAGGCTGGACCCCTGCTGATACGCTGACCATTACGGCGTCGACCGGCATATTCAGCTATCCCGGCACCTCGGATGTGGGCGACCAGATCGTTTTGACGGGCTCTGACGGCGTCAAATACCTGCTGACCATCACCGGCACCACCTCGTCGACAGTGGCCACAGCGCGCGTCAATCGAACGCTGGCGACCGAATTCCGTAGTGTTGCTGTGTCTGCATACTCATTTGCCAGAAACAGCATCAGCGGCCTGACATGGATCGAAGGCAAAGAAGTCAGCATTCTGATTGATGGTGCGGTCCACCCACGGCGCACGGTGACATCTGGTGCCATATCTTTGGAGCAGCCCGGCAGCGTCATCCAGATCGGCTTGCCGTATGAGTCAGACCTGCAAACCCTGCCAATGTTCATGCAGATCGATGGAGCATTTGGTCAGGGTCGAAGCAAAAACGTCAGCAAGGTCACGATGCGCGTGTACCGCTCATCCGGCATCTTTATTGGCCCTGATGAGGACAACCTGATTGAGGCAAAGCAAAGAACCAGCGAACCTTACGGCTCGCCGCCATCGCTCAAGTCTCAAGATATTGAGGTCAATCTGACGCCAGACTGGACCGACGGTGGTCAAGTGTACGTGCGCCAGCAAGACCCGCTGCCACTGACCATTATCAACCTTTCATTCGAAGCCTCGATTGGCGGATAATGTGCCCGTAAAACGCCGAGCTATCGATAATGTTCGTGCATTGATTGGAGATCAACAATGAATCAATGGGTTTCAGCATACAATCCAAGCAATCAAGCGCCAGTGACCGAAAGTCAACAGCCGGGAATGTTCCAGCGTGGCGCGACATTTTTGGCAGATGTGTTCACGCCATCGCCAAAATTTAACGCAGGCATGCAGAAAGCCGCACCGATCTTGTTTGCAGCTGGCGCAGTGCAATCAGCAGTCGGGTCGTACTACCAAGCCAAGTCTGCCCAGTACCAGTACAAGTCGCAGGCGCTGACCATGGACTTCCAAAAGAGCATGTCGGAAATCAATGCCCGGCAGGCTGAGTTCATGGCCCAGCAGATTGTCGATGTGGGCGGCAAAGAGATCAGCATGCTTAAGATGCGAGCCGGCAAAATTAAGAGCGCATCAAAAGCTAGCATGGCTGCTCGCGGCATCAAGCTTGGCGTCGGATCAACAGCTGAGGTGGTAGCTACGACTGATCTGGTGGCCGAAATGGACGCGCTGACAATCTACGCAAACGCCATCAAATCATCTGAGGCGGCTCGAACACAATCAATCAACTACATGAACCAAGCCATGCAGCAAGGCGTATCGTCAGAAAACCTGCGCGGCACAGCGGCAAGCATCAGCCCGTTCAGCGCTGTAATGACATCGCTTGGCCAGTCATCGAACACTTTGGCTGCGTCGTGGTTCTTAAAGAATAAGGTGGGACCATAATGGCAACCGTACCTGTATACGATCAACCGCAAGTCAATCCTAATGTCGGGCAGTTGCCTGCATTTCAGGCTCCGGGCGTTGAGCCCATGCGCGATTTTGCCGGCAAACAAATTGAAGAAGGTGGTCAAGCAAAAACCAATCTTGGCGCTAATTTAATGCGCATTGCTGAAAAGCAAAAAGAAGTTGAAGAGCAGTCTGTGCTTGATAAGACAGAACTTGATCTGCGCAGGTTTATTGTCGACTTTCAAACTGAAAATGCTGGCCGTGTTGGCGAAAATGCCAATAACATTACTTCTGATTTTACGAGCAACTATTACAAAAAAGTTGATGAATTTGTACAGCAATTTGGCGGTGACAAGCAATCACGTTTAGTAAAGCGCTTTCAGAACAAAGCAAATGAAATTGGCCTTGCGACGATTGCAAAGTTTTCCACATACGAGGCAGATCAAAAACAGCAGGTACGTGTTAACAATAACAAAGCGCTTGGCAAAATGCTGAGCAACACTGCATCAAACTCGCCATTCTCAGTCAAAGATGGAAAAGTATTTGACGGGCTTGAGTTTGAAAACAGTAAAAAAAGCCTTGTAGAAAATTTAAAAAAACGAGCAGAGCTTTTGGGCTACAGCGAAAACTCTGATGTTTACAAGCAGCTGGAGCAGGAAGAGTTGTCAACGGTTTACATGGACCGAATGGCAAACATCATTAATACCAACCCAACTGCTGCGCCTGCATACTTTGATAAAGTCAAAGATTTCATCACAAACGATGAGTTCAAAAGTAAGTTTAAAGGCATGGCCACAAAGGTGGCGCAAGAGGCAGAGGCAGAAGGCTGGGTTGAAACACAGTTTACAGATGCGCTAAAGAAAAAAGACGGCAAGCAAGCCATTGCCGATCTGCGTTTAGACATTATGAAAAAGTATTCTGGCGACCAGCAAAAGACTGCGTTGCAGGTATACGAGCAGCTTGAGCAAAGCTTGAAAACGCAAAATGAATCAATAAGAAAGAAATTTTCTGACGAAGCTTGGTCAGTTGTCTACAAGTCTCAAACCACATGGGGCGCTTTGCCAAATACAACCAAAGAATGGTTGCGTGAAAACGATTCTGATACATACAGAAACCTTGAACAATATATTGAAACTAATGTTCGTCAAGCCAAAACAGAAGCAAGCCAGTCCAGATCAGAGGCCAGAGAACGCCGCAGGGAAATTAGAGAAATAGAAAAAGAGAAGCGTCAGGAACGTGAGGGCGCTGCTTTTTATGATTTGAATACGTACATGAGTACAAATCCAAAAGCATTTATGACTATGGATTTGAACAATTGGCGAACAAAACTTTCACCAGAAGATTGGAAATATTTCGCCAAGAAACAGTCAGACTTTAATTTAAATCCTCAAGCAGAAAAGCAATCAACTACGCTCAACGCAAGGATTGATGTTGAATCAGACCTTTTAAATATTGGAAAAAACAAGACTAAAAAGGCTCGGTTTACGAAAATTGTAAACAATGAGGTGGATACGTTTATTGCAAACAATAACGGCCGTCAACCTGACGCCAAGCAATTAAATGCAATTATTAGAGAAGCTCAAAAACAATACACAACCGGCGAGTTTATTGGTATTAAATCTAAAGCACGTAGATTTGAGCTTGAAAAGGCAAAGACAATTAAAGATATACCAAGTAATTTGTTGAGTGAGCTTAGACAAACATTGGCTGATAAAAAAATTCAGGCAAGCGATGCTGAGATTATCAATATCTACAATACTTACGTAGGCCAAAATGACTGATTTTACAAGCGCAATTGATACAGTATTTGATGAGAAGCGTCGCAAAACTCCGACAATAGACCCTGCTAAGTCTACCGTTGGAAAGTTTGATTCTGCAATTGATCAGTACAAATCAAGTCAGGCTGCGGTAGTTAATTACACGGCAGACAAAACGCCGTCTGATTATGCCGAGTCAATTCGCGTAAGTAAAAAAACTGACATTCCTGCTGAAGTTGTTGGCAATGATTTGAATTATTTCAAATCAATCACTGACATTCAAGAAAAGCAAAGATACCTTGCAAAGAATCCTGAGCTGTGGCCGTTCGTAGAAAAGAACCCTGAGAAGTATGGCCTGATTCAAAATGATATGAGCATTATTGACAGTGTTGTCAATGGTGCGCGCCTTGGCATTAAGTTAGATGTTAAAAACAAAAAGCAAGTATTTACAAAACGTCCAAGCGCATCTGATTTTCCTGTCAATGCAGAAAGAGATTTTGTCGATTCAGTCAAAGAATTAAAGGCCGCTCAATTCCAATGGGATGACATAATGACCAGAGGTGAGGCTCGTCCAATGGATAGGACGATTGCTCGCGGTGATTACAAACAATTTGCAAAAGACCTGCTTGAAGGCAGGCAATACGATGTTTTCTTGCGCGGCTATCATGAAGGTAAGCAAGCGCTTGGCATGGGCCTTGACCGGCTTGATGTGTTTAGCGGTGTCAACCGTGACATTGCTGCTGCATGGGAAGCCGAAGGGCTTACCTATTCTCCAAATGCTGTTCGTGCTGCTCGTATTCAGCAACAACAAAGAGAAGTCGAAAAATTTCCAATTCCATTGGCAGCGGAAGACGGGCTTCGAGAAATACAAGAGGCCGATGGCCCTTTTGAATCGTTGGCTGCAATTGTCAGAAATCCAGTAGCAACAGCATACGCAATTCAAAAATCGATTGGTGCTGTTACGCCGGGGCTGGCTGTGACTGTTGGATTATCTGTTTTAGGCCCACTAGGTACAGCTACTGGCGCAGGATTAACAAGTTTTGCCATTGAATTTGGATCGACATTACAAGAAGTAATGCAAGAAAACAAAGTAAACATGAATGATGTTGGGTCTATTCGAAGGGGATTAGAAAACAAAGAATTGATGGATAAAGCAAGAAACAAAGGATTGCAGCGAGGTATTCCTATTGCTTTGTTTGATGCGGCAACTGCTGGCTTTGCCGGAAAAATATTGGCTGCATTTAGCGGAAGAGGAAGGTTGGCCACCGCTGGCGCTGTTGGTGCAGAAGCTGGAGTTCAAATGACTGGCGGTGCTGTTGGTGAAGCAACGGCACAAATGGTAAGCGGAGAAGAAAAATTAAAATGGGGCGATATTTGGCTTGAGGCTATTGGTGAATTGCCAACGGCTGTTCCTGAAGCATGGTCAAATTATTCTGGCATGCGCGCAAGGTACGAGCAAAAACGTGCAGAGCAGAGCGAAGGAATTATTACTGCAGCAGTAAATGCTGACACCATGCGCAACGCAATGAATCAGGTTAAAAACATGGAAGCCGCAAAGCTTGGCGATGAAGGTAAAGAAGCCATTGCGCAAGTTTTTAATCAGGCAAACCCTGACGCATCAGTGACAATCAATGTCAATGAGCTGATGGACCTTAGCACTGATGAAGAATTTAATACATTGCAATCATTGAATCAAGACTATGCCGGCCAAATTCGTCAGGCTATTGATCAACAAACTGACGTTGAAATTAAGATGGGTGACTTTCTGGCTGTGTTTTCGCAGTCAGCAAGATCAGAAGAAATCATTGCGGCAGCTCGCATGAATGATTCTGATATGACGCTGAACGAAGCAAAGGTTATGTCGCAGGAGCAAGACGTTGAATTGCAGCGCGAGATGGAAGCGCTAATTGCTGATCAAGAAAAGCGTCAGTCGTTTTACGAAAGCCGCGAAGCAGTCAAGCAAAGCATTTTTGATCAGCTCAATCAGGCAAACCGCTTTACATCATCGGTCAACGAAGTCAATGCGACCATAGCCGCGGCGCGCTTTGCAACTCGTGCAGCTCAGCTCGGTATAACGCCACAGGAGTTTTACGAGCAGCGTGGCCTAAACATTGTGTCGCAGCCAATTGCTGGCCAAGAAGTATTTATGCAGGATTTAGATACTACTACGCCAGAGTTTCAGCAATTTTTTGCTGAAAGTAAAGTTGTTGACGAATCAGGAAAACCAATTCGTGTTTTTACAGGCACATCAAAAGATAAAGATTTTACAAAATTTAATGTTCCAAAAAATGGGACATGGTTTAGTACAGACCCATCTGTTGCATCAAATTACGCAATTGAAAATGACAGCATGGGATACCGATGGGAAAACGGTGGATTAGTTTCGATAAATACTGCATCGCGTGTAATTCCTGTATACCTAAACATTAAAAATCCGTATCAAATAACCGAAGAAGAACTTTCTCGTATTAACGTAGAAAATTACAAAAAAGCTCAAGGCCAATTATTTGATGAGATTCGTGCCAAAGGATATGACGGCATCAACATGGGTGGCGGTAACTGGGTTGTATTGGGAAGCCCATCTCAAATTAAGTCAGTATTCAATCAAGTACCTACAGAATCCCCAAACATTCTGAAGCAAACTATTGGCGGGGAACCCGGCGCAAACAATCCCGGCGCAGGCGTAGAGGATCGCAACCGACTTGGATTCTGGCCTGCATTGCGCGTCAAGATCACCGGCAATGCAACGATTCCGGATAAGCCGCTGATCATGACTGGCACCACCAATGCCAACGCACAAAAGCAGATCGATCAAATCGACGCGATCATGCGCGAGTTTCCAAACGCGACGGCCACGCCTGAGCAATGGTCAAAGATGATGGCCTACGCGCTGGGATCGGACGAGGTGCCGGTGCCGCCGTATGCATTCATTCGTGACCTGAATGGCACAGGGTCGATCGACAAGCTGCGCACTTTGACGCAAGGTCAGATCGATGACGCAACTGCTGGATTTGATAATGCGCGGGAATTCCGCCGGGCATATACCGCAGGCGAGCTATCAGTCGAAACTACCGGCAAGCTGTTTTTGTGGTCGTTCCTGTCCCGCGGCGTTAGCCCGTACACACAGGAGGCGCTTTTCATTGACTCGTTCAATGGTGCCAATGAGTGGATCGCCAAGGCAGCTCGCGGTGAGTTTACTCAAGCGGATTTCCCAGAGTATGAAGCATGGGCCAAGTCAGTTGCCCCAAAGGGAAGCGGCCAGCCCGGCGCTGGTGCCACGCACAATCTGAACGCATTTGGGCAGGATTTCCTGTTCAAGATGTCCAAGATCGGCAAGGACGGCAAGTCGCACCTGCAGCGGCTGCACGACATGATGTCGGACCCAAATCAGACCGGCAAGCAGATTCGCCGGGAGTTTGCCACGTTTGGCGAGGGTGTCGGTATCGACAACAAGGTCGTGTCGTTTACCCTGCTGGTGGCCGGCTTTAACGATGTAATGGTTCTGGACCGGGTGCAGATTCGCCAGCTATGGGATGACGGCAAATTTGCAGGCGTCAACCTGTACGACGGCAGCAAAGGCCCGGATGGCAAAAAGCTGGCCGGTTCATCGCTCAACAGTCTGGCTGAAGGTGCCCGTGGCATTCTGGTCTACGAGGCCATCGAGCGCGGTTTGGAAGCCAAGATCGGCCAGATTTACACCGATCTGGGCCGGCCACAGGACGCAAGCATTGGCCGGTATCACTGGGAGACATGGGTAGCAGACAGCCAGCAGGAGGCCGCTCACGGCTCTCTGGGCGCTATTCTGGCCGATGCCAAGGGTGATGATCAGGCAATCGCTAAAGTTCACGCGAAACAAGGCGAATATGGTGCATATGAGTATGGAGCACTGTACAATAGAGACGTAACGTCAACACCTTGGTTTGGCTATGAGACTCCGACCGGGAACAATTATTCGTTCTCGGTGCCTGCATTCAGGGCATTTTTGGAAGACATCAAGCGCCCGGCTACTGGCGTTGTCCCGAAAAAATTTAAAGTTACGGAGAGCGGAAATGCCCCTTGGTACACCAGACCAGAAGTCAACCAACAGCGCCTCGATGAACGCGCAGCCTACTGGGCAGACCTCGCCGGAGGCACTGGCGAAGGGCGATCAGTTGTTGAGCAAGCTGTTCAAGCAGCCCAGCCCGATGGTGCCAGACCCCAACCCGGAGACGGCGAATTTTTCCAGTCCGGAGGGAATGGCGTTCAACGCCTACGAACAAGCGATCTCAATGTTGCCGCAAGATACGGCACCCCAAGAGATGGAGCCACTACAGTCGTTGGCGTCCACTATAGCAGCCTCCCTCGAAACACTCTCTCCGGACAGTTCTACGGAACAGGGTTAAAGGGCGCTGAGGCTGGCCGTCTTGGTCAAGCCACCGACAACAGGCTATCAAACCGCATTCATTTCTACGTCGACACCGGCTCGGGCATTGCACCTGAAGCTGGCGTTGGCGGCAACGTCCACGCTGTAAATCTTCAGAACCTGTACAACATCGAGGAAGATGCGCTTGGCCTACGAGCAGAAGCATCTGCTGCCGGTCGCGATCCTAAAAATCTTTGGTTTAACAATGTTGAGTCTGCGGTGCTTGATGCCGGCTTTGATGGGATTTATATCCCAAGCGCGCAAGGCATACAGGGCGTGGCCGTATTGCTTGGACCACAGAATGTTGGCGTACCTGTTGACCAGCTAGGCACCCATTCTGTGCCTGCTGCTGGCATGTACCAGCCGCCATCAACTGGCAAACGCCGCATATCTTTGCTGCCTGATGAAATCCAAGCATTCAATGATCAGGAAGCGCAGATCAAAGAAAGCGCACCAAGTGCATTTATCCGCAACGGCAACCTAGTTTTTGATGAGGCTGACACACAGGCCATCACTGACTTTTTCCCTGCTGCAGCAAATGCCAAGGTGCTGATGCAGAATGCCCGCGGCACATTTAATCCGCGAACAAACACCATCACGCTGATGCGCGATGCGAATCTGTCTACGTTCGCCCACGAGCTTGCGCACTTTTTCTTTGAGGATGACATCCTGTTGGCGTCTGAGCTGATGGGCAAAGAGAATTTGACCATCGGTGAGCAGCAGATCATCAACGATGTCAGCAAGCTGATGTCATGGCACGGCATCCAAGGCAACGCAATCGAACAAATCCAGCAATACTTGAACATGGATTTTGAAGAAAAGCGCGCCTATCACGAGCGGACTGCCGAATCGTTTGAGCGTTACATGTTCAGCGGCAAAGCGCCGAGCATTGAGCTGCAGCCTTATTTTCAGCGGTTCCGCTCTTGGATGATCAGCGTGTACAACTCAATCAAAGAGTTTTTGATCAGCAATCCGGAGGCCGGCAAGCTGAATGCCGAGGTCCGCGAGGTGTTTGATCGCATGCTGGCGACCAATGATCAGATCGAGCTGGCACAACAGAATCGATCAATGATGCCATTGTTTGAGTCGGCGCAAGAGGCCGGCATGACAACGGAAGAGTTTGCTAGATACCAAGATGAAAACTCTGCGGCATCTGCTGAAGCCATGGATGATCTGACAGCAAAAACGCTGCAGGACATGAAATGGATGGAGAATGCCAAAGGCCGTGAACTGCGCAGGCTGCAAAAGGAAGCATCGGCACTGCGCGCAGAGATGAAGATCGAGGCTCGCCGTCAGATTCTGTCGCAGCCTGTGTATCAGGCATGGCAATTCCTGACTGGCAAACCTCAGCAGCCAACGGTTGACCTGACTGAATATCAGCTGGAGGTTGCCGAGTGGGAGCGCAAGAAAGCTGAAGCGCTTGATAAGGCTCGCATTGAAATCCGTACAAAGCTGTGGGCAGAGTCAACAGAATCGAAGAAGACCTACGATACAACAAAGTCAGCAGGTCTGGCCAAAGGTCAGTTCCTGTTAAAGCATCGCA